TATACGACAGAAAGAATCACACGGATGTATGGACCAAAGAGGTTAAAGCCTCTATTACTTTTGAGTTAGCATTTACAGATATGCCTGAGCAGTTCCGTCACTACATCACAGTTAAAGCAGCTCGTATCTTTGCTAATCGATTCTTAGGCAGCAGAGAGATCGAAGGCTTTGCTTTGCGGGACGAGATCGAAGCGAAAGCACGGGCGATTGATAGTGACTCTGAGAATGCTGACAGAACTATCTTTGACCACTACAGCGTACTAAGAGTATTAGACAGATAAGAGATGCCTCTGTTAGTAAACAGTGTACCTAACCTAGCACAGGGCGTATCGCAGCAGCCTGATAATCTTCGTTATCCTGGACAGTGTGATGAGCAAGTAAATGCTTGGGCTACTGTTGTTGAGGGGTTGGTAAAGAGACCTAATACACGACACATCCATAAGCTATTTACCTCTGCTATTAGCAACGATGCTTATGTACAGTACATCAATAGAGACGACGACAATCAGTTCGCTGCTGTTATACAGAACAACGATGTATCTTTATTTGATCTGAGTGACGGCACAGAAAAGACAGTATCTATATCAGCTAATGCACAGACTTACTTAAATGGTATAACAACTCCTCGTACTGATGTTAAAGCATTAACTGTAGCTGACTATACATTCATAGCAAATAAACAACAGACAGTATCGTTAGGCAGTACACTTAGTTCTACACTTCCTTACGAAGCTTTAGTATTTGTTAAGTTGGGAGATTACGATAAGCAATATGCTGTACACACTATCTTTGCAGGACCAGACGGTGAGTTTGATACGAGTGATGATGTAGAACAGAGTTTTGATATTCTTAGTGGAGACGGAGTAGCGAATGGCGGTAGCGATGCTGATACTATTACTATAGCTACACAACTCTACGACATATTAAACAACGGAGGTAATGCTGATTATGTAGCTTCTGCTACCGTTACACACGCTGGTAACAACTACGACCCCGCTAATCCTCCAGCTGTTACTATCACTGGTGGAGGTGGTTCCGGGGCTACTGCTATTGCTGCGGTTAGTACAGGAGGTAATGTGACAGCTATTATTATAACCAACGGTGGTAGTAACTATTCGTCGGCTCCTACTATAACTATAGCTAATCCACCATCCGGAGGTAATGTAGCAACAGCAACAGCTGTATTAGGAACAGTCTCTGCATTCAACGGTACGGTAGTTCGGGAAGATGCTGTTATAAAACTTACAGCTACTGAAGACTTTATAATACATACAAACGACGGATTAGCGGACCAAGGTTTAGGACTGGTATATAAAGAAGTATCAAACATCACGGATCTCCCAGCTAAAGCATTTAACGGTTTTAGAGTGAAGGTAAAGGGAGATGCGGAGCTTGTACAAGATGATTACTATGTGGAGTTCCAAACGAAAGACGGTAATGACTTTGGTGAGGGCACATGGGTGGAGACTGTTGGTTGGGTAGGAGCGGCTGAAGGAATAAAGGTAAGCATCAACGCTACCACCATGCCGTTACAACTTAAACCTGATGACACTACTTTTAATACTTGGACATTAGACACAGCAACTTGGGGAAATAGATTGGCGGGAGATGACGACACGAATCCTGCTCCTACATTTGTTGGCAGTAAAGTAAACGACATCTTCTTCTTTAAGAACAGATTGGGTCTACTCACAGATAGCAGTATTGTATTCTCTGAAGCGGATGAGTACTTTAACTTTTGGAGGACCACTGTGTTATCGTTGTTGGACTCTGCTCCTATCGATGTAGGAGTAGCACACACAAAGGTAGCTATCTTACAACACGCTGTACCGTTCCAAGAGAAGCTTCTTATCTTTTCCAACAGTACACAGTTCGTACTACGTGGTACAGATTTGTTAACACCTAAGACGGTAAGTATTACACCAGCTACAGAGTACGATTCATCAGATACTATCAAACCGTTGGTGCTTAACAACTATGTATACTTTAACTTCCGTAGGAATAACTACGAAGGTGTTACAGAATACTACGTAGATAACGATGCTAATATCTTTGACGCTGCTGAGATCACTGCACAAGTACCTACTTATGTACCATCCCGTATCGAACTGATGACAGGATCAGCCACTGAGAATTTGCTGTGCTTGGTAAACGGCAATCGTACTGAGATGTTTGTGTATAAGTTCTTTTGGCAGAATAAGGAGAAGGTACAAAGTGCCTGGCAGAAGTTTACATTCGGTAGAGAGATTGTAAGCATGGGCTTCATAGAGTCCGATCTGTACGTTATAACAAAAGATACCACAGATACATTCTTAGAGGTACTACCTATGGAGAATGATCTACAGGATACTGATCTTACTTACTCTATATTGTTGGATAGTCGTATAGACAGTGAAGATACTAGGAATATATTGAGTACCAGCTTTAGCGGTGGTGTTACTACAATCAGTGGGTTTCCTTACGATCCTACAGGTGTAGAGATATACAGTAAAGCTGGACACAAGTACGCATTCACTAGGACATCAGCTACAGCAGGTACAGTGAGTGGTGATATAACATCCGTTCCATTCTTTGCAGGTATCCCGTACAATATGTTGTACAGGTTCTCCGATCAAACGCTGAAGCAACCAACAGAAAGAGGAGGACGTAGTGCATCTGATTACACTTTCCAAACAATCCGTAGTGGTAGCTTGAACTATGCAGATACCGGACACTTTGTTGTGGAAGTAACTCCTAAGTTCAGAGATAAGTATACCTACGTCTACAATCCTGACATCCTTGGGGCTGACTTAACACTTAACAGTTTTACCCCGCAGAGTGGTCACTTTAGATTCTCTGTACAAGCACAGCCAGAAGAAGCAACCATCGAAGTAAAGAGCAGTTCTGCACTACCTTGTAAGTTATTAGCCGCAGAGTTTGAGTCCATGATGATACCAAGGAGTAGAAGATATGGAGCTTAGAATAGATGAAGCACAACTTGATATGGACGCTCCTGATCTGTACGAAGACCTGCGGGAGGAAGATATGTTAGAGATCCTTGGACTTATGAACCACCCACGAGATGCCGTGTATATGTCTTACGCTTGTAGTACAAAGTGTTACAGTGTGAAAGACGATCACAACTATCTGTACTGTTCATTTGGTGTGGCTCCTATCGAAGGTACTAATATCGGAAGTGCTTGGTTATTAGGTACACGACGGTTACCAAAGATAAAGAAGTTCTTTTTAAAGCACTCCAAGGAACGCATGATGGATTTGATGGATGGCTTTGATTATCTCACTAACTTTGTTATGAAGAGTAACACGTTGAGTTATAGGTGGTTGAAGTGGTTGGGAGCTGAGTTTAACGATTGTCACTTGGACGGCTATCTGTCATTTATATTAGAGAGGAAGTAAAGATATGTGTGATCCAGTATCAATAGCAGTAGCTGTAGGCTCTTCATTAGCTCAATATGTAGGTCAGCGTCAGCAAGCTAAGGCACAGCAACGCCATCAAGCACAAGCAGCAGCAGCTGAACGTCAACGATTCCTCCAAGAACAAACTTCTCTTCGTATGCGTCAAGCACAAGAGCAAGAGGCAGTCGGACGGGAACTTGAACAAGTAAGTCGTAAATCACAAGCAGCACTTGCTAGAGCTAGAGTATCTGCTGGAGAAGCTGGTGTAGCAGGTGCATCTGTACAAGCGTTGATGGACGATTATATGAGACAGGAAGCTGGGTATCGCAGTGCGTTATTACGCCAACAAGAACTTGGTGGAGTGTCTACAGCTATGGGTCTTGAACAAGCAGGGTTTGCAACAATGCAGCGTCAGATCGGAATTAACCAACCAATCAACAGACCGAATCCTTTAGCTATTGCTATGCAAGGCATTCAAACCGGTATGAGTATGCACAGGGGGCGATTACAGATTCAAAGCATGAACCCCCCGTCTACACCATCAACACCAACAGTAGCATAATGGCTAAAGAACGAGTACAAGTACAAGGGTTGGGAGACGCAGTTCCTGGCATTCAGCCGACTATTCAACGGGGCGGTCAGTACGCCGTGCAAGTTCAACGGGCAGGTCGGAATAAGTTGATGGACTTGGCTGATGCTTTGGGTCAAGTTAATCCGTTGTTACAACAGTACGGTGCGTTACAGAAGCAACAAGAACAGATCGGTATTGAACAAGCTCAGTTAGTAGAAGAACAAAACGTTATTGCTGAGTTAAAGAAACAGAAAGATGTAGACGGTTTCAGTATATTAGCTACTACCAACAGAGACAGAGCTTACAGAGATGCGTTGCTTAAACGACACATCAATAACACGATGTTGCCGAGTCTTAAAGCTAAAGAAGTCGACTTAATGAATGTCGAGAAATATGGAGACAGGAATACTTTCAACCAAGGTGTAGACGAAGCCATACGAGGTGAGTGGGATAGTTTGGTAAGTGCTGTCGGTGAAGATATAGCTAACACTACAGCTGCTAAAGCGTTATGGAGCATGGTAACTACACCGTATAAAAATAGTTTAGCATTAAAGCACGAAGAGGCTGTAGATCAGTTAATAGCTTCGGAGAAAATTAATGAGATAACTATTTCTTTTAATAATGCTTTTAACGAAGGTGTTATGGGCGGTCAACGATTGCAAGCATTAGTAGAAAGTTTTGACGATCAAATAGCTTCAGACCTACCTCAATATACTAAACCACAAAGAACGGAGTTATTACTTCAAGCAATAGATCAACAAGCTAGAAGGTTAAGAGCTGATAGAAGATATACTGACGCAGCTAGATTACTAGACGGAATTGAGTTAGTTAAAGTAAACGGTCAGAATATATTCCAAAGTACAGCAGCTTTTTCTAAACTCACGGAAATAAGAAGATCAATTAATGAATCTTTATTTAATATAGCATCTAAAGATACAGAGACAATGGATGCAGAGTTTAAAGGTGCAGGTAGATTGGCTTTTCTTACTATGTCGGGTAAAAATTCAGCAGCAGATTTAGATGAAGCAGATTATCAAAACCTAAGAGATGCGTTGAGATATTTAGCACCGGACCCGCAAAGCACGCCAGACGCAGAGTTGGACCGTATTATCAACGAAGAACTGTTCGGTCAAGAGGGGGCGAATCCTAGTAGGGCTTTATTGTTTGCTATGAATAACCTAGCAAGAAAGAACCCAGATGACGGGTTAAGGATGCTTCAAAGAACTACTCCTAGTATATTAACAACATTAAAGAACACTGAAGGAATATTACCCGCATCCGCCCGTGTTGATTTGAGGGAAGTCAGGGAAGGATTAGAGGCGGAATTTAGAACTGCATTCGCTCAACACGACCCTCTAAAAGGAGACTTTACTGATTTAGATTTCTTAAAAGATAAACCTGAATTTAAAGGTTACGCTGGATTAAGAAAAATTAGCGAAGAGTTGAACGCTGGTAGTGCTATAAGAAACTATACGTCATACACTGGATTAGATAAAACATTAGAAAACGCTTTAATACCAGCTGCTGAAACCATAGAGAAAGATAAAAAAACATACAAAGATATATTAGGTAATGCGTTTTTAAGCAGTTACAAAGACCAATCTAAACAGATAATACAAACTAAAGCCCTTGATTACGCTAGGGATTTGTTTTTAGAGAATCCCGATGACCCGGAGTTTAAAACAAAAATAGATACTTTTATACAAACAGAAGTGCAGAAAGACGTTGATTTATTTAAAGAACTAGCTGAAGCAACCGCTAATAAATTAGGTGCATTTAGGCAACCGAGTATGACCGACTTCAGAGCTATAGTAAAAAAGGAAAAGGAGGAAGCAGAGTCTTGGTTCCCTGATCCGATAGAATATAAATCATTAGTTACAGAAGAATTAGATTTAGGTTTGGTATACGCAGATCAAGATAAAGCATTTGCCGTAAAAGAAGACACTCTAAGCCGCAGACATAAAAACGTACTAAAGGGCTTATTGGTACAGCACGGTATTCCATCGTACGATAAAAAATATGCCAAGTATCTGAGTAAGGCTGGTGTAGATTTTAGATCAGTTAGGTTAGTTAGGAGTACTGGTGAGCTAGATTCTATATTAAGAAGATGGGCACCAGTTATTGCTAAGATTCATGGAGAAATGGAGTTATTAAAACAAGGAGTACCAACTGACTTAAACGCAAACGAAGAGGACACTTGGAAAGAAATGAGAGACTTTAAGGTGTTTGATCTACAGACTCTAAATGATTTTAAAACAAGCCAGCAACAGTTACTGAACGAACCCCGCAGATAGATGAGCGAAAAAGCCTACAACGATTGGTTGAAGGATAACGGGTTCTCGTTAGATGATGATGTTGTTCCAACAGAACCAATACCCACAACCGCTTACACAGCACCGGAGCCTCAAGCTGAACTAGACCCTGAGATAGTTGAATCTAAAAGATTACTTGAAGCAGAGTTATCAAAGCAAGAATCTGTTAGTAACACAATATTAGACGTAGCTAAACGTACTGGTGTCGAAATAGGCACTGGAATGACGATGCAGCATATACTGAGCCGCTCGCTGCCTTATATTAAGGCGGGTTTACAAACAACAAGAGCCGCTTCTTTAGCTGGGTTTGCTGGTCCTCAAGCTCTTGAGCCTGTAAGTACAGCAGTTGGTCTTACTACGTTTGCTTTGTCTGAGTTTGGTATATGGGCACTAGCTAATTACTTCGGACAAAGATCGATGGGCGATGTCAATGGAGACGGCAAGGTTGACTTCGGTGATATATCAGGAGCGGAGTTAGTATCCTCTGGTGTGTTCGGTATGGGTTTCGTTACTAAAGG